AGCTGATACTTCAAAAGGTGTTTCAGCACCACCTGTCTGCGCTGGTATTTTTAGCTAAATCAAAATTACCATCAGCTGCTGGAACTATTGTTTGAGTTGATTCAACAAAAGTTGACACATTTGAAAAAATACTATAAAAGAAAATGTACCAGATCCGTTTGTTGATAAAATCTGGCCATCTGTACCATCACTAAAATTAAACCCTACAGATACCGTATTATTTCCAGAATCTATAGAAGATGAAATTCCTGTTCCTCCAATAAAAGTTAAAGTATCAGAACCCAAAGCAATATTACTAGATGTTGAAGAATCGTCTGCTATCGATAAAGTAGTTGATATTGCTTGTGTTGAAGCTGATGTTAAACGACCTTGTTGGTCAACAGTAATAACAGGTATTGATGTTGCTGAACCATATGTACTTGGTGTAACAGCTGTATTCGATAATTCACTAGGACCAATATTTGTAATCGTGTTGTTATCAGCATCTATTGTTTTAGTAGTTAATGTTTCTGTGCCTGTTGTTGATACTAAAGTAGCATCCTGAACAGCTGTGTTGAGCTCAGCAAATGTACCAGTTAATGTACCTTCTCCTAAATCTAATGTTAATGTGTTACTAGCACTATCTATAGTTTTGTTTGATAAAGTCTGTGTTGTACTTGTAAATAGTGTATCTACTTGAGCTAAAGTAATTCTTCCCTCTGTTCCACCGTCTGAGGCTAAAAGTTGATCAGTAGTTACTAAAGTATTTCCTGTTAAATCAGTAGCTCCATCTATATTTACAAGGGCTTCAACACTACCAAATTCTAAAGCTCCACCTGAACTAACTTTTAAAACTTGACCTGTTGTTCCAATTGATAACGAAGCTCCCAAACCACCATGAGTTAAACCTATAAATTCACCTGATTGATATTCTGCTAGACCTGTGGCGTTTCCGCTTCCGTCAAAGACTGTTCGTATTGGTGTTTTAATTGCCATAAATTTCTCCTAAAATAAAAATAACTCATCTTGTTGTGATGACAAAGCACTTCCATTTGATAAAGTAAAACTAGCAACAACTGGAGCTGAAGCAGCTTTAAAATTCAAATAAGCGTTTACTGTGCTTAAACCACCAGAATTACTAAAAAACGGTATACTACGAATTGTTGTTCCTGTAGTTTCATCAATTAAGGCTAAATTTTTTTTATTACCAGATGTAATCTCTACATTAGAGTTTACGGGTAAAGTAGCGCCTGTAGCAGAAATTGCAATTGAACCTGTTCCGTCAGATGATATAGTTGAACCACCTAAATTTATTGTACTACCACTTAAAAATAAATCAGCCCAACGTTTAGTTGCTGAACCTAAATTACGACTATTATTAACATCAGGTAAAATGTCTTCATCAATAGATGATAAATCAATACCTTCATTAAAATTAGCAATAGTAACAATACTATCACCACTTCTCATAAAAACTTTTTTATCGGTTATATTAACAGCAACTTCACCATCTACTAAATCACTTGTAGTTGGTATGCCAGAAGCTGTTGTAGACCTTTTAAGTTTTATAACTGTTGCCACAAGTAATCTCCTAAATTAATTATTAAAATGTTCCGCCATCTATAGTTGTAACTGTAACAGCACCTGAAGAAACTAAAAAGTTCACAGAACTAAATGAAGCAACACCCTTATTGGCTGATGTTGCTAATTCAGCAGTGATAGTTAACGTATCACCTGATTGAGATGTATCAATACCTTCGCCACCTGATACAGTTAGAGTATCTCCTAAATCAATATCTTGGTTACCACTATCAGTAGTAACATTAATGATACTATTTGCTAATTTAGCATTAGTAACATTAGCGTCTGTAATTTTGAGAGTTGTTACTGCATCACTAGCAAGTTGGTTAGTACCAACACCCGAAGCTTTAATTCTTAAAGCGTCACCTGATACCTCAATAGTTGTATCATCAACTTCAACATCTAAAGTATTACCAGTTTTTGATAAAGCAGCCCCAGCACTAATTTGACCAGCGCCAGAGAATTGAGCAAAAACAATATCAGACGAACCTAAAGTTGGTGTGCCATTATGAGTAGCAACATAACCATTGTCAGCATTTGATGTACCTTCTTCTACAAAGAAGAATGTTCCGCCTGTTAATTCAGCAGCTGTGTCAGCGTCAGGACCTCTTGTTAATACAAAAGCCGCACCAGCACTACCAGTAGTCGTTACTGTGTAGATACCATTTTGAACAGCACTTGCTTGATCTTTAATTAAAACTCTATCTCCTTCAACTACAGCAGCACCATCAATACTTAAAGCACCATTGGCATTAGCTGTTATTGTACCATCGCCGTTATCGTATGTAGAAGTAGCTAAAGCTCCAGTTGTAGCAAGTCTTACGGACTCTTTTACATCTAAACCATTTGCAACACTATCAACATAAGATTTTGTAGCAGCATCCTGAGCACTTGATGGATCAGTTACGTTTGTAATTCTACTTGAATCAACATCAACAACACCAGTACCTTTTGGACTAAGTTTTAAATCAATGTTTGTATCGCCACCACTAGTAGCAATCTGTACAGCGTTTCCTGTAGCAGCGTTAGTAATTTCTAACTCGTTGACAGCAGATGTTGTAGTTTGTAATAAAATTAACTCATTACCGTTTGCGTCAGCAATAAAACCACCATCAACAAATTTAGGTGCTGTAAGTGTTTTATTAGATAAAGTTTGAGTTCCAGAGTTTGTTGTAATTGTACTATCAATAGCAAATGTAACTGTATTACCAGAACCACTTGTATCAATACCAGTACCACCTGTAAAGGTTAATGTTTCACTATCTAAATCAATAGCAAGAGCACCGCCACTATCAGCTTGAAAATCTAAATCTTGAGCAGTAACTTGTGCATCAACATAAGTTTTAATTGCCTTAGCAGAAGCAAGAGTTGTATCGCCAACGGCTACACTTGAAAGGTCTGTATCTAAAACACCAGAAGCAAAGTCAGCAACTTCAATATTTGATATTGAGTTACCTGTTCCGTTAGCGTCAAATGTTTTATTTGTTAAAGTATGAGTTGATGAAGCTGTGGCAACTGTACTATCAATAGCAAATGATATTACATTATCTGAAACTGTTGTATCAATACCAGTACCACCAGTAAATGTTAGTGTTTCACCTGTATTAAAAGTATCACTTGCTCCTGAGTCAGCAGCAAGAGTTAAACTTGATGTGACAGCAGCCCAAGTTAAATTTCCAGAACCATCTGTTTGTAAAAACTCATTAGCACCTCCATCATCACTTGGTAATGTAAGTGTGTAAGAGGCAGCTAAAGAATTTGGAGCTTTGATGGCAGCAAAATGAGCACCGTTGTTAGTACCTTCATTTAATTTTAATGTACCACCTACACTTGCTGAATTACCTATAAGGATTTCATCAATTGCTTTATTACCATCTACTAGTAAAGCTGATGAAGCTGTTAGTGTTCCTGGTACGTGATCTGTTAAATTTGTAAAATACTTACCGCCAATAACATCTATATTAGCTGCTACGCCTTCTGTTTCAGTACCGGTTCCTATAAAAATTCTATCACCATTATTACCTTGAGTACCCGTGCCGTACGTATAGGCTAATTCACCTTGACCTAGTTCCGATGGCGCCGTTGTTCCCGAGGATCGTTTTATCTGTATTACTGTTGCCATTTAATTCTCCCTAAAAATTACCACCGTTAAACTTTAAAGTTCCTGTAGTAGTAGATAATTCGTTTCTTGTTATAAATTTATCTGTAGCAGAGTCATATTGAATTAAGGCACCGTCCTCTAACGAACTGGTATTCACGTCATTTAGATTTTTAAAAGATTGAGCTGCAGAAGCACTTGGTAACTGTACAGAAACTTGTTGAGGTCCTGTAGATGTATTAGAGTTTATATTAGCTCTAACACCACCACTTCCATTTATTACTGCTCTAACCATTAAAATCTCTCTCTCTTTTGTTATATTTATAATAAAAATGTATTAAAAAAGAAAAATTATGTAGTAACGTTAGGACTAATTGTTATTATTCCTTCAATAACCCTTGTTACTGTACTGTCAGAGGTTTTAGTGATTTCTACGTCATATACATAACGTGATGGAGCGTCTAAAGCTGATGTTTGATCTGCTGTTAACGATAAGGTAATGACACCTGTTGTCGCATCCGTGGCAATAGTAGTTGTAAAAGATACTCTTGTACGAGTGCTCGAATATCCTTGTGCCATTTTTGCACTGGCAGTATAACCTGTTAAGTCGAATGCCGTGTCGTCTGTGTCTGTTACGGTTACGTCACTTGAAAAGCTGGCGCCTTGGTCAATCCTTAGATTTGCTGTCGCTGCCATTGTATTCTTCTAACCCCTTTTTAATTTTTTCGTTATAATAGTTAGTAAGAACTTCAATTTTTTCTAATTCTATATTATGTCTTACTTTAGAAGTTTGAATTTCTTGTCTTGCAACAATCGTGTTTCTTACATCTAATGGTAAATCATTTATAATATACTCCTTACTATCAATTGTCAATTTATCTTGTTTTACTTGTTCAGTCATAATATCCTCACTATGTTATCTTATTATATTTATATTGTATTTTACTTATCTTTTTAGAAATATTAATAAAAATCA